TCCATTTTCATCTAGACCATTTAGCAAGTCAGACAATAGATCATAATCACAGGGGAAGCTGAAGTGAATAACTTTCTCGCCATCTTTGTCTCGCTGAAACGAAACATCTCCCTGATTATATCCCTGACCACCAGCATAACCTGTTTCTGTGTGATAGTATATTGCCTTCGGTGTTTGATTTGCTAATTGTTTTAGTGATTTAAAATGATGTCTGGCTTCCCATCCGTTTTGTCTATTACCATATGTCATAAAGTGAACGAATGATGGATCATCGCCGTCAAGCGCCATATTTGCTTGCTGCTGGACAACCTGAAATGGATGAATCATCTCGGCGATGTAGTCACGACCAGGACTAGACTCCTGAATATCTGGATTATTAGCACCAACACAACTCTCTAGAACATATCTGACGACCTGATCTGGTGTGGTACAACTCCATGATTTACTAACCAGCGTCTTGGCGTCTCTCAACAATGTAACATCGCAGGCATGAAAAGTCATTTCTTCTATCTGACCGACATTGATTTTTAGTTCACGATTATCCAGACGATAGATTGTCTGGGCGATTTTCATTTCATCGCCTATCTTGTTTCTCATATCCAAAAACATAACCTGATTTTTGGTCGCATCCCAGTTTTTGAATATACGATTATTATATACCTTAGACTGAAAAGTAGCGGAAGTCTGTAGTCCTGGTGTTAGTAGGCTCTCGGAAGCAGTTATCTCTTTACAAATAATATCCTCATAGTTATCAGCACCACCCAGTGTTCCTGATATAGTAACCGTTCGTAGTTCATTATTCATGACAGAATTAGCCGCCATTAGAAAACCCTTCTAATGTAAGATGGCTTATTGGACATCATTGCTTTTAGTTCGTCCTGAATCTGGACATAATACTCTTTTTTGATGACCTTAATCGATCGGCGCTCGTCATTCAGTCTTTTTTCGTGTTCGTATTGATACACAATTTCACCTTTAATAACAATTTCAATAGGTTCTCCATTGATAGTATATATTTCGGGTTGAATTAATTCTCCAGTGAGTGCTAGATTACCACGATCCAGAGATGCGCCGAATGGTTCGCCGTTGTCCAAGTCTGCTAGTAGATCGGGGGATTCGTTATCGCTTTTGAAAAATGAGGAGTCGGCCGTTCTATATGTTGTGGACGTCCATGGTTCATAATAGCTGAAAGGAATTTCAGGTGGCATGTTCTCTGTTAGTCTTTCACCATTGACCACAAATCTTGTTACCGACTCAAATCCTGTTCTGGTATTTCTTCTTATTATTACTTTTTCATAATGATGCGGCGTTATCAAAGCATTCTCGATAGAACCATATTTCTCTATCACAAACTGATTGAAAGAATTTGGATCTAGTGGCCACTCAAACTGACCATCCATAATGTTATTCGCTAGTAGAATGAGCCAGAATCCACCAGCGTCGCCGTAGACTTTATGAGCCACAATTTCTGGTGTATCGCCATCCTCAATATCGTAAACAATATATGAGCCAATGTTATTGATAACATCTCTAACAACGCCTAGACGATGAAAGATATTGGTGACCTGCTCATACTGTGGTTGGAGTCGTCTATTCTCAATATCATAATTGATTTTAGGAAATAGATCGTAAAAACTACTGACTGCCATTTGTTATCCTTTAATAACCCATTCGTCAATTCTTAGTTGAACTGCTTTTTCGTATTCTTCGGGTAATATTTGTATAAATCTTGATCTAACATGAGTAAAAAGATATCTATGCACGGCTTCTGGCATAATCTTGTAAATTCTTCCTGTTTGTTCCAGTTCGCTTATCAGTTCTGCACCAACATCTATTCTGGATATGTCGCTTGTCTCTTTATAATCCTGAATAGACTTGACAAACTGTCTACGCTGACCCACTGGAAGATAGTGCATATTTACTCCGAGAAATCCATTACCATACATTTTGATAGGAAATGTCATCGGATATTTGTCATAAATCGTCAGCGTCGCTTTGTGTTTTGGATCATACTTATAAAAATACAAATTACCTATTATTGGGCTTGACCCTCTGTTACTATGCAATAGCCGCTTCTGAACCACACCAGACGTTAGATTCATGGCCTTGGTGTTGATCCATTTCGTCAATTCATCTTGGGTATATTCTGCCATATTATTATTTATACTACATTTTGAATAAGTCTTCTTCGGTTATAAGTCTAAAAGTCCAGCCTCTATTCTCACAGAAATCTTCGGCAGCTTTCCATTTTGCTTGATTGATGCCCCAGGTCATGACTTCTGTAATATATCTTTTTGTTCTTCGTGACTGTTTCTTAGGCTCTTGTGTCTGTCCTCTGGGTTTTACTTCCAGAAGGTAGACTTGCTTATTGCCATTGTTATCCAGTGCTTCAACATAGAAGTCCACAAAGTATCGATGGTGCCTATTATCTATGGGTGAGACGTATGGTATAACCACTTCTTCGCTAGACCATGAAATAACGTTTTTATTCGTGTCACACCAGTTCATAACTTTCTTTTCCCAGCCAGACCGATATACGATATTGTTAGCGTCACCCTTATACTTTTCAGGAAATTGTGGTTTGAAAAATCCTTGCTTATACTCAAAAGCCATTTTATACCTCACTAAATATATGTAGCATTTTTGGAGTAATACCTTGAGATACGATCACGTTTTTCCAGCCGACTTAAATAACAATCCAGAATATGGACAAAAAGTCGTTTTCTATGCTTTCAAGTCGGAGGTACCTACTTGGATTAGTAGCCCTACCAATCAGCTAGTTCGATCCGTAACAGGAGGCGAGACATTCAACACTAAAAGAGAGATAGAGGATATCTTTGAAATCTATATTCCTGGTGGTGGTCAAGAAAGTATTATGACATGGGCACAAAATCATGTCTATGACGAGGTCAAGCTATCTCGTCTAGGAGCAACCGCTGTCGGTCTAGGCGCAGAGACTGGAGCGTCGGGACTAGTTGGTGCAGTTGCTAGATCGGCATTCAGAGGTGTTATCAATCCCGCAGTCGAGGTTCTCTATAGAAGCACCAATCTAAGAACATTTACCTTCTCTTTCGTGTTTGCACCAGAATCCAGTGCGGACGCCGATCAACTATTTGGAGCAACAAATAGTGATAAGAGAGGTCTGCTAAACAGATTTAGATATCATGCTGCACCAGAGATTGCAGGACCTTTTGGTGCATTCTTTAAAAGTCCTTCTGAATGGGAAATCGAATTTCATTATAGAAAGCCTAACGGTCAGTGGGCAAAGAATGTTAATCTACCATACATCGCTAAGGGTGTTTTAGGTCGTGTCGATGTTGATTATAATCCAATGTCAGAGTTTAGCACCTTCGAAGACGGAAGACCTGTAACTGCCAGACTTTCAATGTCGTTCCTAGAAATGGAAATCATCGACAAAAACAGAATCGAAACGGGATACTAATGGCTGCTAATATAACAAACGCACCGCTAAGAACTGAAATCAGTTCAATGATGGCTTCATTGGACGACAATTATAGTGTAGTCAAGGGTTGTAGATTTCTGGTTAGAATAAATCTTTCTGGTCTACTGCCTAGATTGAGTTACTCTAATAAAATAGGCACATTGATTTATGCTTGTGAAGCCGCACAGTTTCCTGGACGTGGATTTCAGACTGCCGAAGTCAGATACTACGGTCCAAAGCAAATGATGCCTACCAATACGACATATGGCGATGACTTCTCATTGACCTTTCTTTGTCGTAGTAAAACACTTGAAAGACAATTCTTTGATGATTGGATGGACATTATTAATCCGCCAAACTCATATCACTTCAAATATCCTAACGAGTATTTTACAGACATTGATATATTCCAGTATGCTGAATATGGATCATTGGCAAATGCTTTCATCAATAAAGCAGATAACGCCACTGGTATACCGCCTACATCAAGAGCAAGCAATAGATATGTACCTGAGCCAATATATGCTTGGAAAATGAAAAAGTGTTGGCCTGTTTTAGTTGCTCCTCAGCAAGTATCTTGGGCAGAGAATGAAGTCCTAAGATTACAGGTTTCATTCGCATTCAAGAACTGGGAAAAACGAGTAGCAGCTAATATATAAAAATTTTTAGATAAATTGGAGTTGTATTATGACATTACCTAAGATTGAGGTGCCTACTTACGAATTGACGATGCCTATTAGTGGTGAAACGCTGACAGTCAGACCGTTCAATGTAAGAGAAGAAAAGCTATTACTGATTGCTTTAGAGTCAAAAGATCAAAATGAAATCGTAAATACAGTCAAGCAGGTCGTGAATAACTGTATCGTTACTGGTAAGTTTGATGTAAATAAGTCGCCGTTCTTCGAGGTAGACTTTCTGTTCATCTTCCTAAGAGCAAAGAGCATCGGTGAAAAAGTAGCGGTAAAATTAACCTGTAATAATGTGATTGAGGAAGATAAAGTATGTGGCAACATATTCTCTGCCGAGATGGACGTTTCAAACTGTGAACTAGTAAATGATAATCCTGTGCCTAACGACATACCTCTAGGTGGTGGCAAGGGCGTCAAAATGAAATATCCTGGTTATGGCTCTATGAAGAAGATAGACGGCGGCCTTGATATCGATAGAACAGTAAATATCGTTGTCAATAGTATAGATTACATTTACGACAAAGATGGTGTTTACTCGGCAAAAGATTATAGCAAGGAAGAACTAAACGACTTTGTAATGGGTCTGACCGAAGAGAACTTTAGAAAGCTGGAAGAATATATCGAAAACTTTCCATCTTTCGTGGTCAACATAGAAGCGAAATGTAACAAGTGTGGATTCGATCATAAAGTGAGGTACAAGAATTTCGCTGATTTTTTTCTCTGATAATGTCCTATGAGGGTCTCTCGGGACATTTCAAGAATAACTTTAGTTTACTACATCATCATAAGTGGCCTTTGTCGGATGTTGAGAATATGGTACCATGGGAGCGACAAATCTATATTGAAATGTTGGCTCTGTTCCTGAAAGAGCAAGAGCAAAAGATGAAAGACCTAGAGAATGAGCAAAGGGCACAACTACAACAAATGCTAAGAAAAAAGATGTAAATGGCAAAGAAATCAAACTACTCAAAACTCGCCGAATTTAGATCCGAAGAAAGGGATAGACTAGTTAGGTCTAATCCTAATCTATTACAAGGTCTCACGCCTACACAGATAGCAGAACTCTTTCCTGATTATTTTAGAAGAGGAACACCAGATGTTGGCGGATTTAGAGAGGCTATCTCTAAAGAGTCAGCTAGAAAACAAAGTCTATGGCAAGGTAGCGTTGATACTCGTTTAGATCGTCAAGGTGGTATGCTATCGAGAATGCGCCAAGAATATGGCGGCGGTTCTTTCACTGATAGTTCTGTAGGAACAGGTAGTAAGCAGTTTCAAGCCTTAGCTCCTAGAATTATGAAAGACTTGCAAAGAGATTTTCCAGGTTTAACAAAAGAAGACGCTGCTGCAATTGTTGGTAATCTTGGCGAAGAGTCTGGTGGATTCGGACAAATGTCAGAAGCAGGCGGTCGAGGACCTGGTCGTGGATGGGCTCAATGGACAAGTCCAGATAGAAAAGCCAAATTCTTAGCAAACGTTCAGAAGTATGGCGGCGATTTAGCAAACTATCAAGCAAACTATGAAACACTAAGAGATGAGTTGAAAGGCGCATACGCTCCTGCACTTAGAGAGATGATGGCCGCACAAGGTTTGCAAAACAAAACTCATGTGTTTATGAGACGATTT